ATGATGATTTAACTATTACCTTTATTGTTGATGAAAATTTAGAGAATTATATAGAAATACACAACTGGTTAACTTCATTAGGATTTCCAAAAGATAGAAGTCAATTTAAAACATTTAGAGAATCTACATCAAATTTAAAAAATGCTACTGTTGGAACTAGTACAGATATTGGTGATGTAAAACCATCTACACCTGATACACCTATGTTTAGTGATTGTGTATTAACTATTTTATCAAATAAAAATAATCCTGTTGCAGAGTGTCGTTTTGCAGATTGTTTTCCAACAAGTTTAGGTGCTTTAGAATACTCGCAAAATCAAACAGATGTAGATTATCTAACAGTAGATGTAACATTTAAATATAAAATATACGAAATACATTCACTATAAATAATTAAACAATATTATGTAAAGGAGTGACCATGACTTTAGATGAACTAAAAGAACAAGTCGCAAAAGACTTGAAAGTAAATGATGAAAGACTTGACACAGAATCATTAAAAAATCAAGAATTATACACAAAATATCTAGACACTAAATCTAATTTTGAATTACTCATGTATAAAGCAAAGAGTGATTACAAAATACTATACAGACAGAAATGGGAATACTATGGTGGAAAGGCAGATGCAAAGATTTATGAAACTAAACCTTTTGACTTAAAAGTATTAAAATCAGATTTATCTGTTTACATAGAATCAGATGAAGAAATCATAGCAATAGAAAATAAAATAGTATATCTAGAAACTGTAATTAAGTATATAGATGGTGTACTTAAATCTATTGCAAGTAGAGGTTGGGATATCAAAAATGCAATACAATGGAAATCGTTTGAGGCAGGAATGATGTAATGATAGAATTTGATTATGATTTAGATTATAAAAATTTAGATTTCAAACCAAATGATACAAGATATCGTATTGGTCGTGGTGAACAAGGTGTATTATTAGTCAGACCATACACAGATGATATTTGTATCTATTGGAAGTTTAGAACACCAAAGATTGCTGAAAAATCTTCAAGACAAATATATCACATGTACTTACATTATAAAAAAGAAGAAGACTTTGTAGGTATGGATATGTGTCGTAAGTTTTTAGAAATGGGTTTTACAAGAGCAAGAAGATATGCAAATCATAGAGACGGAAAAAAGTATGATAAGTTTGGAAATGTAAAACCACAAGAGAAAGATGCACTCACTTGTGACAAGGCTGTATCTGCAACTATATTTAAAAAGATGAGAGACAAAGTTACAAAAGATGAAACATATCAGACCATGAGAAAACAATGGCGTGAGTTAGAAAAAGAATATGATAAAAGTATTTGATAATTTTGTAGAAGAACATGTTGCACAACTGATTGATATGCAAATGAGAGAGGTATCGTGGAAGTATGATTATGATAGTAAACCAAATGGAACTCAAAAACATTGGCATGTATTTTGTGGACATAAGATAGATGAATGTAAATTAAATGGATTTGATTTTATTGAACCAATCTGGGATAGGATTGCAGGTAAGAAAGAGAGTGGTGGACTATATTTAGAAAGAGCATATTTAAATGCACACACATATGGTATTGAACCACACATTCATAGAGATGATGGTGATACAACTATGATATATTATCCTAGATTAGATTGGAAAATAGATTGGGGTGGTGGAACTGCAATCTATGATAATGAAGTAAAAAATATTGATAGACATTTCGTAAACAAAGGAAATAGATTGATTATGTTTGATGCCAATTTACCACATCAGGCACAACCAGTGAGTAGATTATGTTTTCAACTAAGAACATGTATAGTGTTCAAAACGAAAAGAGCATAGACATGCAAAACTATTATCGTTGGATAGGACACTATAAAAACATAGTGTCGGATTCTCTTTGCGATAATATTATTAATACAGACTTCAATTATTCAGAATCAACTTACTCAACTCATCAAGGACTATCACCAGATAAACAAAGAGTTAAAATGGATGAGATATGGATTCGTAATGGATTACCATTTTATGATGAACTAAAAGATTGTGTATCTAGTGTGGCTAACTTATATGCAAAAGAAGTTAAAAAATCTAAAAGAGATTTTGTCGTACAAAAGACAACTGATTTTAGACTGAATAAATATGAGAAAGGTGGATACATGAGTTTACATTGTGATAATATACATCACAGTCATGGTCAAAAATATGGATATCCACAAGCAACAGTTTTATTATTTTTAAATGATGATTTCAAAGGTGGTCAATTTATTGTGTCAGAATTACAACTAAACATAAAAAAAGGTGATGCTATTATTTTTCCGTCAAACTTTATGTTTCCTCATGAAGTTAAAAAAGTTACATCAGGTACACGCTGGAGTATTGTATCATGGTTAATGTAAAACAACATAAAGTATTTCCTACAATTATAAATGAAATACAATTTGACATGGATGAACAAGAATATAATTTAGTAATTGATGAACTTAATGACATGGAAAAGTTTGAAGAAAATAATCTTATAATACAAACTACAGATGACCTATCTAGACATATACCTAAATTTACAAAATCAATTTACAAAATTACAGAAAGTATTTGTGAAAAATATGAATACCTATATGATAGATTAGAGTTTACAGGTATGTGGGCAAACAAATTAAAAGCAGGAGACATACATCCACCACATACACATTCTAATAATATATTCTCTGGTGTTTATTATCTAGAAGGTGGTTCACAAATACAATTCTTTGACCCAAGACCACAGGCAAGTGTTTTACATCCTAATTTAAAATATACTAATTTTGATAACTCTGGCATGATAGGATTTGATGCAGAAAAAGGAACAGGCTTAATTTTTCCTAGTTGGTTACAACATTGGGTAACAAAAACTAATAAAACTAGAATCAGTATATCATGGAATATATTATTAAGAGGTGACTATGGACAACCAGGCACATTACAGAATTCACATATCTAAACTTAATGAAGTTTATTTAAAAGTAACATGTGATAACCCTGGCATATGTTACGAACTAGTACAGTATTTTACTTTTGAAGTGCCTGGTCATAAGTTTATGCCAGCATACAGAAATAAAGTTTGGGATGGTAAGATAAGATTATTCTCAGATAAGACAGGTAAAATATATGTTGGTTTACTAGATTACATTAAAGAGTTTTGTGATAGAAACGAAATAGATTATGATATTGATGATGATGTACAAGAGACAGAAAATTTAGATGTTGATAAAGTAAACGATTTTGTAAAGTCTTTAAAACCAAAATCAAAAGGAAAAGATTTAGAGATAAGAGACTATCAACTTAACGCAATACATCATGCATTGTGTAACCATCGTGGAATGTTAGTATCACCAACTGCAAGTGGTAAATCACTTATTATCTATTCACTCATAAGATTTTATTATCATTTACTCAAAGGAAAACAAATACTGATACTTGTGCCTACTACATCATTAGTAGAACAAATGTATTCAGATTTTATTGACTATGGATGGGATGATAAATACTTACATAGAATATATCAAGGCCATGAAAAAGACACAGATAAACCTGTAATTATTTCAACATGGCAATCACTCTACAAATTAGATAAAAAATATTTTGAAAATTTTGGATGTGTAATAGGTGATGAAGCTCATCTATTTAAATCTAAGTCATTGACTACAATCATGACTAAATTAGTAAACTGTAAATATCGTTTTGGATTGACAGGAACTTTAGATGGTACACAAACACACAGACTAGTTTTAGAGGGGTTATTTGGAAAAGTAAATAAAGTAACAACCACCAAAGAACTAATTGATAAAGATACACTAGCCAATTTAAAGATTAAATGTTTAGTGTTAAAACATAAAGAAGAAGACTGTAAACAAGTTAAAGATTTAAAGTATAGTGATGAGATACAATACATAGTATCCCACAAGACACGGAATGACTTTATTTCAAGACTTTGTGACAAGTTAAGTGGTAATACACTCTGTTTATATCAACTAGTAGAAAAACATGGTGCTATACTGTATAACTTAATGAAAGACTTTGATAGAAAAGTTTTTTTCATACATGGTGGAACAGATACAGAAACAAGGGAGAAGATTCGTGCAATCACAGAAAAAGAAACAAACGCAATCATTGTCGCGTCGTATGGTACATTTTCTACTGGTATTAACATTAGGAACTTGCATAATGTCGTGTTCGCATCTCCGTCTAAATCTAGAATACGAGTGCTCCAATCAATCGGCCGCGGTTTGCGGAAATCAGATAGAGATGATATACACACAACCCTTTTAGATATTGCAGATGACTTTACATATAAGGATAGAAAGAATTTTACACTTAATCACTTTCTAGAAAGAATAAATATTTACAACGAGGAGCAATTTGAATATCAGATAGATAGGATAAGGATATGAACGAAACTACTACGAAAGTAATAAAATTGTCAAATGGTGAGGACATTGTTTGTACTTGTATGGAAAGTCATAATACAGACAAAAACTCTAATAAACTTTTTATTATATCTCCGCTTAAAATGGAAATAAGAAATAAAGTCACTAAAAAAGGTGTTGTAGAAGCTCTCACTTTATCTAGATGGTTACAACCATTTACACAAGAAAACGATTTTGAAATAGAGAGAAGTAACATAGTAACAATGTCTGACGCGTCTTATGCATTACAAAACTATTATAAGTTTATGGTTGATACTATAGGTAATGCTGATTCATCACTTGCAGAAGATGTAAGAATTCAAAACTATGGACAAGATGTAACAGATGAAGAGCATGAAATGGCAAATGATGAAGTTAGAGAACTATTTAATCAATATGTTGAAAAATTAACCGAGAGTGGTAGACAATCAAAATTGATAGAAGAAGATAAAGAATTATCAGATGAAGAACTAGATACTTTACCATGTAGTGATACTAAACATTAACATCTCTTTAGAGTATATAATATACCCCGTGAGGACAAAGCTATTATAATGTTGAAAACATGTTTTGTCAAGGTAAATATGCAAAAAAATGCAAAAAAAAATTATATAAAAAGTGTTTAAAAACTTGACATATTATGTCCAACCTAGTACCATGCTAACATGTCAAAAAAGAAAACAGTACATTATGTAGATAACAAAAAATTTCTTCAAGCAATGAAAGATTGGAAAGAATCTTGTATAGAAGCCGAAGAGGCGGGAGAGGAAAAACCACCTGTAACAAATTATATAGGTGAGTGTTTTCTAAAGATAGCAAATGGTTTATCGTATAGGCCTAATTTTATTAACTACACTTATCGTTCTGAGATGGTATCAGATGGGATAGAAAATTGTTTACAATACATACACAATTTTGACCCAGATAAATCAAACAATCCTTTTGCATACTTTACACAAATAATATATTATGCATTTCTCAGAAGAATACAAAAAGAAAAGAAACAACAACATATCAAAAATCAAATGATTGAAAAACAACAGTATGAACTATATGATGTAAATGAGGGTGATGATACTGTTTATGACATAGGTGGATTTGACCCAGAGATAATGTTACCCGAAGAAGATGTTTACAAACCTAAGAAAAAATCGCCGACCGATTCACCCGAAGGTCTAGAACAATATATGGAAGAAAAACTAGATGAAGATAGCACTGATAACTGATACACACTTCGGTGCAAGAAATGACAATGTAAATTTTAATGAATACTTCTATCAATTTTATGAGGGAG